ATAATAGATAGTGTAGCATTACTAACTGAATTAAACTACGTATCTTCTCAAATGCAGGAGTTATTTAAAGATTCTTTAGATACTGTTATTAGAGATAAGTATAAAGGTAAAGAGGCTGATGGTCAAGGTAAATGTACTTTTGACTTTTATAGAACAATGAGTATTCTTACTAGTCAGTGGTCTGATGAACAAGAAGTAGTTTATAAAAAAATTGTAGACTATAATCATTATGATGAATTAGCTGATGAAGAAACTGATCCTACTAAAAAGACAGAGTACATACAACTAAGAGATGCTGTAGGTTATGATCCTACAGAACCGGTATATTTTCCTCCAAAGAAATTTCAATATGCAGGACCTCAAAACTATAGTAGAATTATAGATGGTAAAGAATATGTTGGTGCTCCTCCAATATTTGATAAATTTTCTTTACAACCTTTAATACCTACTATTATAAAAGGGACATCAGATGAACATCTTGCTAAAAGAATGGAATACAATGGTGTTGCCTATGTAAAGTTTGATAGTGGAACTAAAGTAGAATCACCTAGGATAAAAGATGATTTCTATGAAGACTTTGATCCTGAAAATCCTAATGAAAGAAAAATTCGTCCTTTCCAACCAACTGATAAATTTAAATCTGAGCAGGAACTTTTCTTTAATAACTTTAAAGAGCAGGTAAGTATAGATGCTGAAATTCATGACCATGCTATATTTGGTTCTCAAATACGTAAGTTAATTCTTATGAATCTTGATAGACCTGAGTTTGAAGCAATGAAGAATAATTATATTAAATATCTTGGTGAACTTGCTGAAATAGAAAAGGTTGCTGTTTATAGTGAAATGGGTATTACTAGAGAGAATGGTAAACTAAAAGTAAAAGACCTTGGTAAAATTGTAGAGTATTTCTTTAAAGAAATTGCTAAAAAGAATCAAGATACTAATGTAAAGAAGGCTCTTAACTATGATGAAAAGACAGGTAAGTTTGATATTCCATTAGATGCTGCTGTACAAGCTCAGGTTCTTGAAGGAATTATTATATCTTCTATCAATAATAGAGTGGTTAGATATAAGACCAATGGGTCCATGCTTGTTCAGATGGCTGTGACCGGTTCTGAAAAAGTTAATAAGTTTAATAAAGAACAATCTAAGCAAGGCATAGAAACTTATGGTAATGATGATTTAGGGTATTACGAAATTGTCCCTAATAAAAATGGAGAGAGAGATGTCTCTGATAATCTAATCCCTACTGTTACTAAAATGGGAGTTAAGATAGCTCTTACTGGACAATGGCTTGGTCTTCTAAACCTTGATCATCCTGATAGATCTAAGATAGGAAGTATTGAACGTCTTAATGAAGCTCTTAAAGATGAGGATTGGGTGGCTCGTCATGAAAAGAAGATTACAATGACTGCTTATCGTATTCCTACACAGGGTAGAAACTTCTTAGATGTTATGAAAATACAACAATTCTTACCTGCTGCTGCCGGTGATGCAATTGTTATGCCTCGTGAAGTGGTAATTAAATCTGGATCTGATTTTGATATCGATAAAATGTTTGTATTCTATCCTAATCTTACAGAGAAAGGAAACTATCAAGATACTGCTTATACACAAGCTGATTTACAAAATCCTGCAAAGTATAATGAGATTAAAGGTAGTATCCAAAACAAGTTATATGAAACAATGCAGGAGATTATACTACATCCTGCTAATTATATAGAATTAGTTACTCCTTCAGACAACTATCACATCATGCCTATCCTGGACAGTATTTTTGAAAAACTGGGATTAAAAACAGAAGGTGAAGACCGTAAGAAGACTGACTATAAAAACACTGAAATTCTTGAAAGAGAAAACAATATTAACAAGTTTCTTTCTTTATTAAAAGGTAAATCAGATTTAGGAATAGCAGCTGTAGCTAATACATTTAATGTAATGTTCCAGCTTGCCAATGCTACAGCAAACCCTAATTTTTTTGGAGCTGAAGCTAATAAAGGAACGTCTATTAAAACATTCTTTAATTCTGATTTTGTTGAAAAGTCTATTGGTAGAATAGTAGGTATAGATTTCTCAAGCATTTTTGATGAAGATGGAGCTTTGAAATCAGAATTCTTTAGTGAGTTTATTAATGCCTTTGTGGATGTAGCTAATGATGACTATGTATTTGCTGCCAATGTTGTAACAGAATTGAGTCCTGTAATGTTCTACATGAAGTATGCAGGTATGTCTTCTAAGAAAATATTAAACTTTGTAAATCAACCGGCTATTAGGTTATATACAAAGAACCTGGCAATGTTTCAAAACAAGTTTGTTAAACTTAATGGTATAGGTGAAAACACTTCACCTAGAAAACTGGCTATGTCATTAACTTTAAGGGAGTTAGGATACTCTGATGGTAAAGATAGGCCGTGGAGTAGAAACACAATGGAAGAGTACTTAAGTAAGAATCAAGGAGGATTTGGTATATCAAACTTTGATCAGTTTTATACTGATGATATGTTGTCTAAAGGTATAAGAAAAGATGAATTGGGAATTAATACATTGTCTGATAAAGGAAAATTAATTCAAGTATCAATGTTATTGGAATTAGAAAACTTAAGACTTCAATCTAATAGTGTCACAGAGGCTCAGAAGTTTTTAAACTTTGATACTAATCCTTTTTCAAGCACGTTTGACATATATTCTCGTGACAGAGATTATGAAAATGCTTTAGAAGGAAGCAATATATTATCACCTACTACAATAGCTAATATTAAAGTAAATAGTATCATCAGTCCATTGGATATGTCAGATGATATAAAATCTATTTTATCTAGTCTTTTCCCAGTACGTAATGATGACAAGTTTAATAAATTTATATTTGATAAAGCAAATGAGTTAAAAGATACGTATGATAATAAGAGTATTATTTCTCAAGATGATGTATTAAGGTTTGCTAGAACAGCAAAGAATGACTACATGAATTTTATTCTACAAAACTTTATTGGTTCTTCTAAAGAAGGAATGGAGTTTTTTCATTCTACTTTCGAAACTAAAAAAGATTTTAATGATTATCTAGCTGAACTGGTGCAGACAAATAAATTACCTAGTTTGTTTCAAACTATAAAGTCACTACCTTATTATGAGGCTTTGGCTAAAAAGTATCCTGTAATTAGAAACATTGTAGTTCAACGTGGTGAAAAAAATAGGAATTTAGTCTCATTTAAAATTGTAGAAAACAGTTCTAATACCATTGAAAAAGAGAGTGTTATAAGACAATTCGAAGAATTATCTAATCTTTCGGATCCTGAATATAAAATTGTAAGAACCTTCTTTAGAGATTTAGCTTTATATTCTATATTCCAATCAGGAATGAATACATCGGACATAAGTTTTACAAGTTCAACTCCTATTAGTATAGTGAATAAACTATACGGGGATGCTGTTAAAGAGTATTCTAAAATTAGTGATGCTGAAAAAGATATTCAATTTACCAATTTTGATAAATTATTTGTAAGCAATAACCCAGGATTTTACAATGGTCGTTCTAATGCTACTCTAACACAAGAAGCAAGTAGTAGAGGTAAATGGTATTCTGATAATGTAAAAATAGGTTGGGAGACTAAAAAAGCAGAAGTTCCAAAACCTGTGATGACTCCTGTATCAAATAAAGCAGCAGTTAAGATAGTTGAAAATACTGCAGACACTAAAGCTGCAGCAAGACGTAATGAAGGAATATACTCTATGAGACCTAATCCCGGTGATCAAATACCTGGAGTAGATGAGAATTTTCATTTTGGTAATCCATGGTCACACAACGGATATCAAGGAACTATTAAAACAGGATCTCTGTCTGAGGCAGAAGCTAAAGCTATTGGCACGTGGAAAGGGGATATTAAAGCTACTGCTGTTTCAGAAGCAGCTAGTAACTATGAGAGATGGCTTACTGGTGAATCTTTTCAAGATGTAGAACCAGAAAGACTAGCTTGGATTAGAAATGTTGTAGCTGCAGGAAGACTAGATGGTAAAACATTTGTTTATTTCAAACCTGGTTATATAAGTCATGCTGATGTATTAGTTGATTATATTAATGGTAGAAACAAAACTTTACTATCTACTAAGGTTGTAGTTGATGCTAAATCTCCGGGAATATCTGAAGTTAAAGTGTTTAAGTGGAACCGTCCTAATGCTGAACGTGGTACAGATGCTGATGTAGCTATGAGAAAAGATGCTGATGGCTTTATAGGAGAAGTAAATGATCTTAGTGGTAAAACATCTTCAAATACCTCAGCTAATGAGCTACTTGAAAAAAATAAGAAAAAAACTCCAAAGGATGCACAAGGAACTGATATACCTTGGGAAATTCAAGTATCTCCTAATGGTAAAACAATAGGAGTAGCTGGAACAAAAGGAACCATCATGTTAGCTAGAAATGGTTCATTAAAAGGAAACCCTTTAGAGGAAGCAACTAAACTAGCTATAAAATCTCTTAATAATTCAGGAGACTATACTTTTATTATAGGTGATATGGAAGGTGTTGACACTCCATTCATGGAACTTTTAAATGAGATTGGTGCCACTTATAAAATATATGGCCACGGAAGAATAGTGGGTGTTTCTGATAAAGAACACACCAGAACCAAGCCGGCTAATATTGTTGTGTTAAAAGGAAAAGAAGGAGCTGCTGCATTCATAGAAGGCATAGGAGGTAAGAAAGTTTCTAAAGGTATACTTAATATAGAAGGTCAGTTCTATTATGTTCCATTAGGAACAGATGCCGGGCAGATGGATATTTTTCCTAAACCTAAAGGGGACGATCTTTTCATGTATGATGCAGAGGGAAATGAAGTTTATATAGGATCAAGAACAAAAGGTTCTAAAATATTTATTGTTGATCCTGGTTTTAGATATGCTTTTGATAAGGTTAGTAAAACTATACTGAATTATACTAGTGAAGACATAGATCTATTAGAAAGTCGTATGAATAAGTCTTCTACATCTAAGTTGGCAGCCCCTGCTAAACTATCTGGAAAAGGAGTTAAGATAATGTATGATGCTGATATAGCTGCTTATGCTGCATACTTGATTAAATCTAATGGAAAACCTGCTAAGGAATTCTTTACATCTGCTACGGCATTTAAAGAATTTTATAATCCTGGAACTGGTAAACGTGAAAAGGCTCCTCAATCTTCTAAATGGGTATTACAAGATAATGGTTTATATAATTTAGTAGACGATGAGACTGGGGAGTTATACATTGAAAGTGTAGACCTTAAAACAGGAATGAAGTATGAAGAGGAAGTTCAACCTAAAGACATAGTGAATAGAGTTAATGAAATCACTTATACTCCTAAAGGTAAAGAGTCTCAGAAATATACAGTAGAGGGAACCAAGATTTTCAAAACTAAAGAAGGTACAGAAGTGTTCAAAGAAGATTCTGTCGATCGTAATAAAATCTTTGCTAACCTGGCTGTAAAACAGGGCAGGGCCGTAGTAGTAGACCACAAAGGAACAAACTATGTGGTAAATGCTAAGAATGTGATTATCTCTGCTAAAACAGGAGCTATTATGAAATGGGGAGCTGATAATGGAAATACTAAAGCCATAGTAGCTTTAGCAAAAGAAAAGTTCCTTATGAAACAATCTAACCCTAAAACCGGATTAATAGATGCTATTAAAAATTGGATTGGTTCCCAGGAGATTGTGACTATTAAAGACTCAGCTGAAAGCATAGCTGCTCAATATGAAACAAATAAATTATCTGGGGAATCAATTGAAGAATTCTTAAAAAGGTTATCTTGCAAATAAATTAAAAACACAATAATACAATGGTAGTTTGTCCTAATAAATCAAGTAAAGAATGGCAGTCATTAGCTAAAGATCTAGGTGAAGATAGAGCTATGCTTGCTTTTATACGTAATAATGGTGTTGTTCCTAGTACATCTAAAGCTCGTGAATTGATTACTAACAAAGGAGTTTTACAATCTCTTCAGGTTCTTCCTAGACTTTCTGAAAGTAGTATACTTCAAACACTAAGGACTAACAACTTGATTGTTGGTGAAGGATTTAAACAAGGTGATAGAACATTTTACCAGCTTAATGGAAATGTAACTAATATTGGAGATAAGCTTGGTGAATTTACAAGCACTTATGGAACTGTACTAGAGTACAAAGGAGATTATGTAACCATTGATGAAAATTCATTAGCTGCTTGGAATAGTATTTCTAGTGCTCAACAACTTCAAAATAAATCTTTAACTGAACTATCTAAAGACTTTTTAAAAAGTATTGGAGTAAGTTTAGTGGAGCAAGATGATGTTATTAAAAAATATGGATCTAATGGTATAGCTGACTTTGCAGAAAGAATGATAAGAATTCAATCCGGTATGACAGATGAAGTTCTTCCTGAAGAAGCTTTACACTTTTTCCTGGATATGTTACCACAGGATCATCCTGCTTTACTAGAATCTTTAGATAAAATACGTAACACTCAAACTTACAAAACTACATTTGAGAAGTACAAGAATAATCCTAACTATCGTGTTGATGGAGTAATTAATATCACTAAGATTAAAAAAGAAGCATTGGCTAAAGAATTAGCTGCTCAAATGAAAAAAGAAGAGAAAGCTGGCTGGGCTGAAAACTTACTTAACATTATACTAGACTGGATTAAAAAAACATTTATTAAAAAAGGACCAAATGATATTCTTAGAGATTTATACTTTAGTGGGGACATTAGTACGTTAAATACTAACCTTCAGTCTTCTGAAATATACAACCAGCTTACTGATGAAAATAAGGCATACTATGAGGCTCAACTTACTAATGAAGCTCAGAGGCAAACATTAGAAAAGATTCTTGCTTATATTCTTCCTACTAGTTTTGATGGTAAAGGACATAAATATACTTATGCCGGCAATCCAGAAGGTGCCCTTGTAAAATCTGTTACAACAGTTATAGGTTCAGAATTCTTTTCTGAAGTTGAAAATCCTGATGTAATGCTAGAAGTGGCAAATGCTTTTGTTCATGAAATTCCATTAGCAACATTTAATGCTGACGATAGTGAAAACGTAAAAGGTAAAAAGATAATCAACTTTATAGTTGAAGAAATATTAAACGGCAATAGAACTCCTGAAGAAATGGAGAAAATTGTTGGAACAAAAATCAGTGATTTACTATTTAAAGCATCTGAAGCTAAAGCTAAAACTTTATTTGGTACAGCTATTCATAGTATTGCTGAGGCTGTTATTCTTGGAAAAAAGATAAACCTTGATGTTATAGATCCAAAAGATCCTTCTAAAGGTGGTATAGATCCTATTGTATATAAGTTGATGGATAGAGCTAGTCTTGAGACACTACTTGCAGGTACAGCTACGGAGGAAGGCCTTATTCAAACTATCAGAAACTTAGTTAAAACTAATCATGTTGTAATGAGTGAGGTTGCCATAAGTAATGGTAAACTTGGAGGGGTATTAGATATCATAGCAATTGATGATCAGGGTGTGGCTCACATCTATGATTTTAAAACAAAATTTATTAAAAATTTTGGTAGTAAATCATTTATCAAAGAAGGTTTAATTGATGAATTTCACAATACAATAAATGCAAAAAGTCCAATTGGTGTTAAAAATGAACCAGATACTTTAAAAGAACTTAGAGGTGTGCCTAGAAGTAATAGACAAAAATACAGTCAACAGTTATCCATTTACAAAAAGATGTTAATGGAGGCTGGTATTCCTGTAGGAAGTATTAACATTATTGGGATACCTTACAGACTTGATGCTGATAATAAAGTATCAGATATTAAAGTCAGTATAGTTAAAAATATTGAGTTTAATAAATCACTTGCTAACTATTACTTTCCTGGGCTGGATGCTGGCCTGGATGCTACTGTTAAAAAAGCTGTCGAGTCTAAAGAAGATCCTAGATTAGATACCATCAGGTCTGTAGAAAATAATAAACTTAAAGAAGCCTTTGCTAAATCACTAAGTAGACTTACTCAAATATACAGAGCTTTTGATAAAAACAAAAGTAAAGAAGAGTTATATAAACTTTTATTAAATGAAGGTAGTAAAGCAAACAAAGTACAACTTCAAAAAAGTGTAGTGGAAGCTACCTTAGATAACTTTGCTCATGCTGAGGAAATAGGTAACTTTTTAGAAATTCAAAAAAACTTTTTAGAATTAATTGATTCATCTGCTCCTATTATAAGAACAGCTGTTGAGCATTTTAATAATTTAAAGAAATCTACTCCTACAAACTCTGAAGGTGTATCCTTAAAATTAGCTGAACTTTTAAAAGTTAAAAATTTCTTGTCCGGTTATCAAAATATGTTTGAAGAATTATTAGACTATTTTCCTGATGCTAATCAAGATAACCTTGTAAAAAAGAAATTAACTGATCTTATTGGTGTCACCTCTGGAGTAAAAAGTGAGTATATTAAAGTGATTAGTCCTGATATTGTAAACATGTTAGGTGATGTATTTAATAAAGATCTACTAGATAATATTAGACGTGAGTATAGTGAGTTAATTGCTGCAGCTAATGCTCGTGGGGATGTAGAAAGAGCTAAAGAATTAAAAACTGAAAGAGATGACTTGCTTCACAAAAAGTAATTGAAGAACTTTTAAAAGGAAACAAAGGGGATACCGGTTGGTTTTTTAGTAAGCTAGTTGCAACTATTTCTAATCCAGATATAGTTTTAGCAGGTGTAGCTAAAAAAATGAAAGCTACTCTTGACCAAGTGAGACTTGATAATAAGAAATTTAGAGATGGTTTTTCTAAAGAACTTGATAAGAGATTTAAAATATACGGAAGAGGCAATGTTGATGTTAAAGCTTTTAACCAATCTCTTACAGACATAGTTGAAGAGTTTGATCCTAATGGAGAATATAACTCTGTTACAAAAATTAGAAGTGAAAAAACTCGTCATGTAATGTATTTTAAAAGTGAGTTTAGTGAAAAACTTTACAATGATTATAATAGATTAAAATTTGCTTTTAAGCAAGCTGAAGATTCCAAAGATAAGGATGCTATGAGTATAGCTAAAAAAGCTATTAAAGAATTTGAAAACAAATTTTTTCAAACAGGATACACTGATGAGTATTATAAACTAACTGCCCCATTAGAAACAAAAGTTCGTTATCAAGGAAAGGACATGACTGTTAGAGAAATTGAAGGTCAAATCCGGGATGAGATTAATAAACTTGAACGTCTATATAGTAATGATGACATAGAAACTGGAGCATTTGATAAAGCTCATTTGACTGAACTTCAAAAACTTCATGAAAGAAGAGCTGAGTTAAGGGATGTATTAGATTCTAAAGGCAATCCTAAAAGTGGAGAGGAACTAAAGATAGCTAATGCTTTAAATGAATATGATAAAAATAAGTCAAAGCTGTACACAACAGAAGAACAAACTGAATATTTTAATCGTGTTAATGAGAAAGCTAAACTTGACATGGGTGAAGATAGTGAAGAGTATAAAAAATGGTTTACTGATAATACTCGTACAGTTGTTAAAGATGAATATTTTAAAGAGTTATCACGTCTTTATGATGAAAAAGGTAAAATAGTTGGTAGTGTAGGTATGTCTGATGAAATTAATGTATTGTATACCAAACTTAGGCAATTAACTAAAGCTTATAAAGATAAAGATGGTACTGTTAGAGGAGCTATGCTTAGTGATGAGGCAGCTGATAAAATTAAAAAAATTCAAGATCAAATAGTTGAATTGTCTTTAGATATGGAAGATAGTCTACTTAATGGTTATACTAAACAAGAAAAAGATAGACTTAAAACATTATGGTATCTTAAAAATAATGGTCTTCCTTATGATGAGATGGAGATGAATGAAATTAGAGAATCTGGTAAAGCAAGATTACAAGCTAGAATAATTGCAGATCCTCTTCTTGGTGAAAAGATTGATAAACTTAAAGAAATTAATGAGCAAATATGGGGCATGAGTAAAAAAGAAAATACTCCGTATTATGAAAAAGAACTAGAAGATCAAATGCAGTTATTTGCAACAGCTAATAATATTACTCTTGACCAATTGAAAGAAGAAGGAGTATGGATGGAGCAGTTTAAAGATAGTGATTGGTTTATTAATAATCATATCATTAGTAGAAAAGTTTTGTATGAAGATGAGGAGACTGGAGAAAAAAGAATTGATAGAACAGAAATTCCTACATATCAGTGGAGAAGAAATATGCCAGTTGAAAAGTATATTGAAAGAAAACCAGGAAAACAGTTTTCAAGAACCGTACTTAAAGAATCATATACTGATGAAAAGGGTAATGAAATAATGTTGCAAGATCTTGATAACTTAGATGTTCAAAGAAGATTTAAACCTAAAACGAATGAACAATATCGTAAGTTAAATGGTACAGATCATCCCTACTTGAACAAAGAGTTTTATAATTTAAAAATTAAAAACGAAAATGGTAGTGCATCTGCAAAAGAGAAAGTTGACTATGAGAATTTACTCTATATCCATGATCAAATGCTTAAGTCTCAAGAAAATATTGAGCCGTCACAACGTATTGGATTAGCTGTTCCATTCTTAGAGAAAGAATTATTTGAAAGAACTGTTGAATCTAAAGGCACCAATATTAAAGAAAAGATAGGTGGGAAACTATCAAGTATTTGGGAAGCTATTAAACGTATGTTTAAACGTACAGCTCAGGATGTTGATCAAGAAGGTATTCCTACAACTGAAGAAAGTAGTAGAAATGATATATCTAAATTGGCAACAATGGATAATTCACAGATTAAATTTATACCAGTAAGATTTAGTACAAAAGGTGAAGCTGAAAATGCTAGTTATGATGTATGGGGAGGAGTTTTAAATTATGTAGGATCTATTACTAGAAAAGCTGCACTTGACAAAGAGCTTGCTTTTGTTAATGGTATAGAAGAAATATTATCTGGTAAAGAGAATCAACCTAAGTCAGAAAGTAGAAACTTAATTTTAAATAATATTTACAAAAAGTACCTGGGCCCAGAGTATGAAGCAAAAATAAATAAAGGTGGTAATACACGTTTAGAAGTATTAAAAAGCTTTATTAATTCTGTAATGTATAATGAAACTTCTTTTGAAGGATTTGATGTATTAGGAGTGAACTCTCAAAAGGCCATGAATAATGTTATGGCTTTAAGTAGCTTTACTATTCTTGGAGCTGCTCCTCTTAACTGGGCTACTAACTGGATAAGTGGTAACGTTCAAAACTTTGTAGAAGCTGCAGGTGGAAAAATCTATAACATAAAAGATTTTAATTCAGCAAATACAGACATCTATACCGGAGGTAAATATGGTTCTCCTATTAAAGACATGCAAGAAGACTACACTAAAGTAGGTAATAGATCTTTCTGGGGTCAAATTATAGAAGTATGGGATCCTATGCAAGGTGAATTTGAAAATGAATTTGGTCATAAAACTAACTTTAATGTTGCCAAAAACATATTTAAACAAGGACTTTATGCTGGTAAAATATGGGGTGAGTGGGAAATTCAAATGAAATCATTTATAGCATTTATGAAAAATCATAAGCTATATGATGGAGAAATAGTTGATAGAGAAACATTTATAACAAAAAAGATTGGTACTGATTTAGATGGTATGTCACCCTCTCAAATTAGTAAACTAAGACTTGAGGCTTTAAAAGAATTTGAAGCATTAGATGTTAATCTTCTTGACATGATGGAATTAAATAAAGAAGGAACCCTTGCTATTAAAGATAAGTATAAAGAGTCTTTTCAGTTTGGTAGTGGTCAATTTAGTGACATAGTTGCTAAACTTCATGCACTGCAGAAAAAACTGAATGGTTCATATAACCAGTTTGATAAAGCTTATGCTGAGAAAACATCTATTGGTAAAATGATGTTCTTTTTTAGAAAGTATTTTCTTCCAATAGGTATTAATCGTTGGGGAGTTCGTAGAGTTAATTATGAGTCTATGAATATAGAACAAGGATTCTATCTTACGTTTATACAAACAATGGGTAAAGACCTTGCTAAGTTTAGATTTAAAGTTATAGCTGATTGGAGTAAATACTCACCTGATGAAAAAATAGCTATTAAAAAAACATTGACTGATATGGGAATAGTATTAGGTATATGGCTTGCTTATAGTGTTCTTTTAGGATATGATCCTGATGACAAGGACAGATTTAAAAAGCTTAAAGAAAAAGGATGGGCTGCTCAGGCTGCTGTTTTCCTTCTTTTAAAAGTTAGATCTGAAACTGAACAGTTTCTTCCTTATGCCGGTTTAAATGAGATTAAAGGTGTGTACAGTAATCCATCTTTAGTATTTAATGAGACCACTCGTTATATGAATTTAACAAAATTAATTGGTGAACACATGTTGAATGTTCTTCCTGGAGTAGATTTTAATCATGATCTTTATTATAGTAAAGATGTTGATCAAAGTGGATTGAAAGATAAGGGAGATTCAAAATTAATTTCAGCTGCTGTAAAATCAATAATTGGGTATAGTGGAAGAACAGTACATCCTGATGATGCAATCAAGTCCTTTGAATATATGCAGAGAATGAAATAAAAAATCCCCCTTTTTACAGGGGGATTTTCATTTACACCTTCTAAACTACACTTTAAAAGGATGCTTACCTAAGTAACAATTTTCTGGTTCATCCATGTGCTTTTTGAACCCGTTAATAAAACTTTGAATATTGGTTGCTCCTACAGGATTATGTGAATGAACACAACATGCTTTTAAAGAAACCTTCATTTTTTGACAATATTCTACTACAAAGTTAGCACAATCTAGTCCTGTCTTTTCTTTATAACTTTCATAGTCAGGACGTTGAAATCCTTGTTGTTCAAATTGTCTCCAATAATCATCAGTATGCTCAGTGCTTAAATCATGGTCAAAAGATATTAAGTCTGGTACACCATTCTCAACTATCCACTTTTCAAATTCATCATAGTTTCTTACTACATTCCACGGATGGTATCCGGGAATAGTTTCTGTTGGTGTTCTTACATCGTCTAAATAACAACAAGTTTTTAATTTATTTTTTTCCATGTAAGGGCAATTTTTACAACCATTATGACAGCAAAAACCTCTTTTTAACAAGAAGTCTTTGCTCAATGGTTTTGGTTTCACAATAGTTTTTTATGTTTTAAAATATTTTCTATAGATTCTTTTAATTCAAATATACCAGATACATTTGCTATCCTGTAGTCAAAGTTCCAATGGTCTAATCCAACTTCAGAAGGATGATTATTGATAGGTTTAACTCCTGGTCTATCTATTCTAATAATTATACCACCTTTATCTTTTATAACTTGAGCTTCATTGGGAAATCTGCAGTCTGTAATAATCCAATTAGGAAGATGTGGTTGTTCATCATCTCCATATTCTATAGGTTTATAATCAGCCATCAAAGCATTCACCCATACATTATCATGTAGTCCTGTTCTTAAAGCATCTGTACCAAGCTTTTGTAAAAACTCTCTTACAGTCATGCCCCATTCAGGTTCTAAGTTAGTCTTCTTGAACTCTTGGTCTTCAAAATCTTCTATATCAATACCAGTGAGATGGCTAGCTATATCTTTGAGTTTACCTGCAAACTTTCTAATTTCCCATTCTGATTTTTCTTCTAACCACTCCTCATAATCTTCATAATTTTTTATTGCTTCTTCTATACTAACATTTTCTTTATTAATACATTTTAAATACTGTATGATTATACCTACAGTATCTTTGCCAGAATTTGAATATCCATTAATTCCTATGATCATAAGGTGGTTTTTTTAACATTGACAAAATTACTAAATAGATGTGATACATCCATCCTCTTAATGTATTTTTTCTTTGATATTTCATAATAAAAAAAGGAGATGACTACAATATGTAGCCACCTCCGTGTTTTGGGTTAGAGAAAATTTACTCCTACTACATCTAAATCAAAGTCAGATCCTGCTGGGCTTACCACAAGATCTTCTCTTACATCTTCTTCATCTTCTTCATCGATAGGATCTACCATTACACCTCCACCTATTTGAGGAGTGATCAATTGACCATACTGATTAACAAAATATTGGTGAACCTTTTGGTGATCTCCTATATAGTGTCCAGGATGAGATTCTTTTAGAGCAAAAGTAATATGGTTATACATACTCCATGCAGAATTAGTATCAGCATTGTATGTGTGAGTTGGTTTATCAAGTTCACGTTTAACTATACCTACTTGAGTGAGAGTTAGTATTTCATCATTGGCAAATAATTCACCAAGAATTCTACCTTTATCTCTAGGAGTTAAGATGATATTCTTAAGCATGTCCTTGTCTTCTACCAAACTATTGAAATAAGTTTTAGCATTAGATATTTGTTCCTGTATGCTTGTAACTACATCCTGTATAGCATTTTTACCCATATGCTTACGATTAAAGTTACTCATGTCTCCAGATACTACACCATTCATGCATATAAATACTTGAGCACCTGCTGCACATTTAAATCTTTGCTGCTTATTGTAAGAGTTACTCCAAGCAAACATTAATCCCATGTCAGCATCATTACCGTATTTTAGGTGATATACACCTTGAGCAATCTGCCCATCTAAGCTGGTTTTATACAGCTCTTTTTCAATTTCAAAACCAGCAGATGCTAACTGCTGTTTTGTTTCGTCTATAATAGAACCATGAGAGATAACAGCATACTGTCCTCCATGAGTTGGCAGAGAAATGGATCTAAGCATTTCTTCTGTCATGTAACTTGTCTTTACTGGCATTGTTATTGGTTTTTAAAATAATGATAATTGTACACTTTTATTAAAGGTTACTTCTTGAATATTATCTATTTGTTTATAAATTTCTTCTAAGTAATACTTTTTGTTAATGTTATAGGATTCAAAGGGCTTACTGGTGTCAATCCTATTAATAGTTGTTTGCAACCATTCCCCGGATTCTACTTGAATCTCCCGTCCATCCTGATGACATTTTACCAACTTCCCTCCAGTGTCTGAGATGAAGTATCTAATTATTTTCTGTAATTGTTTATTTACTAATTCACCTTGTATAATTTGTCTATCTACAAAGTGCCATCCTGCTTTAGCTTTAACAGCTCCACAATAATCAAAGATGTTATTGTTAGATTCTAAAAACTCTTCAGGCTTAATACCAAGTACGAACCATGCATATATTGCTTTAGGTACAATAAGAAAGCTTTTATTCTTATGGAATGTAGCCACTTTCTTTTTATCCAAGTCTTCCCATTCAAATGCACCTTTGCTTTTTACTTTTCCATTCTTGCTAATAGCCATGTAGTTATTTACATCTCTGATAATCATCTTAGAGTATTCATCATGTTCCAGATTAAGCTGTGTAAGCTTTTCCCACTCGTGACATACGTTCATATAATCGTCCACTCTGTCTAAAGGAATCATCATCTCAAAACCATCTGTGTTTAACATAAGAGGAATAGCTTCTGGAATAGCCAAACTTACCATTTCTGCAAGTTTTGATAATAGCAGCTGTCCATTGATCGTAATATCCATAGTCATCTTTGGATCATACAGAAAACTATTCTCATCACCGGTAAGGCCATAAGTAGAGTTTAGTATAATCTTGAACACATAGTTTTTAGGATCACTCTTAGGTATTTTCTTTCTCTCTTCAAAGAACCACTCATACAACTGCCCAAACTCTTTCTGTGGTAGATGAGCAGGAGCAAATTTGTTCTTGATAGCTAAATTAGGATAGTAGCTAGTAACGTCAGACGTCATTATTGTCCATCCTTCTTTAGCTTCATAAACACCTGCTTGAGTTGCACCATGAATGCCACCCAATCCATAGTCAATTTTTACTCCTTTAAAGTTCATTGTATACTTAAATCCGTCTTTAGTAGATGTAATCACTTTAGTACGGAAATAGTCCAACACTTTATTAAATTCAGGAGTATCAAACTTTACATATGGAAGGATACAATCAGCTAGTACAATATATGGTCGTGGTGTACGAAGAGATTTTAAATGAGTTTTAGTCATTCCAGTTCTTTCTTCCAGGAAGTGAAGAAATAATTCTTTAGATATCCTTGGCTCGGATGCTGAATAGAGGTCTATTCCATACTCTTTGGTTAGAGTTTGCCTAAGTAGAATTTGTTCTTTAGAATGCTCAAATATCTTCTTAGTGGATCTAACATCATTAATACAATAATCTATAACGGAATTCAAAGTGTAAACATCTGTCACGGGTTGGTCATGTTTATGAGGCATTTCCTCAACATTCTCCCAGTCCATGGAATATTGTATCCACTTGAGTCCAGACATCTTTGCTTTATTATCCCAGTGATTAAGCTTAAATAAATCAATTTGTTTAATCTTAAGCTTGTATGGGGCAAATTCAGCAAAGTCCCCCTTGTTAGATCTTTCTATTACACTTTGAGCATACTTATAGATATAATCTACAAGTTCTTGAGCACTAAGTTTTAAAAGAGCTTTTTGATTTAATAGTAATTTTTGTGTAATCTGAGCATCAAATGATAATCCATTATAGGATATGTGCCATTGATTTTCTGTCACACATTTTTGAAGAAATGTGACAAACTCAGGAAAGTCATTTCTCTGTTCGTGAACAACGAACACCTTTCTCTCATCTTCTTTATAATGTTCAAATACGGCTACAAAACAATTAGAAATTGTTTCATAATCCATTACCCAGTGTGGTTTTATTTGTTCAGCCATTTATATAATATTCAGTTAAGCTGTCTCCCCTTTAGAGCCAAAAAAAGCAGATTTACATCTGCTGTTTAATGGTATTATGAACAAGGAATTATATGGTTGAAATTAAATTTCCTGTTTTTGGTGCTTCTGTTTTAGCTTCAATAAAAGAAGTGATATCAAATGTATCAGAATTAACAGCTAATCTAGCTACTATATCTTTAACATCAGCTACATCTTCTACATAATATTCATAGAAAGTTTCTAAAGTTTTACGTTCTTCAGCATAATCTTTCCCGTTTGCACGTTTTCCTATTTTCATAGGAACTACGTCTCCCCATTCATTCACCTTAGCTACCATGTGTAAGCTTTGTTTCTTTTCTTTAGAAATAAGAGCTAACACTTTGCTATCTAAATCAAAAATTGCTTCATTGTAGATGCAATCTGGTGTTGCTGGGATCATTTTAAAAGTCTTCTTGGGTCCCCAAGTAGACGTAATTAACATCATTGATTTGTTCATAAATTGGTTTTTTTTTCAAAGTTATCAAATTTTAGTTAAACTTTCCAAATCTTCTGCTGGGATTTTTAAAATTTCTTTATCAAGATCACAAGGATCACATAATTCCCCAACCCTCTTTAAAAGATTAACATTAACATCTAATAACTTTGCATACGTTTCAAAATACTTTTCAGGGTATAAATAGGTTTCTATAAATTTATATTCTGCCGAATTCTCCCCGTAATAGTTTTTTATTGCTTTTTTGAGATGGCTAGATATTTTTGAATATTTACCTAGTAAAAAGTTGAAATAATCTGACTGATATATCTCCAAATCAAACACATATAGATTAAAATCTTTAACCTGTACTTGATTTAAAAAAAGTGGATTGGTTAACAGCATTTGATTCTCAAAACTCTTAAATCCTTCAGATTTATCATCCCTAAATGTACAAATAAGCTTTACATCCTCTGGCTCTACTTTTCCAGAAATGGAAATGTAGGTGCCAGAAGGAGTAATATAGCTTCCCTTCTTTATACCCAAAGCTGGATACAAAAAAGCTCTTGATTTTTGAAAGTATTTTCCATAGAGTTTATCTATCATTTTTTTTGTTTATAAGGTTACTTTCCCTATTGCAAAATCATGTGGTAGTTCATACTTTTTATTTGTATAATGCCATTCAGCCTTTTCTAATGAATCTGTTAGTTTTGTAAACCAATTATTCATTGTATTTTGACTTACCGGAAAAGGATACACTTGGTATGCTCTATCAATAACTACAAAGTGAAATTTTAATTCATATCCGGCATCTATTAAATGTATAAATTTGATTGCAACCATAGTAGTATAAATAGCAGCTTGCAACCAATAGTTATAAAATTCAATTGATTCAGGAAAATCTTTAAGATCTTTTGAGGTGGTCTTTATATCATTAATATAAACGATTTTCTTGTTGTGGTCAAATACTAGGTTATCTAATATACCTTTAAGACCAAACTTTTTACCATTTATGTTACAATCTAAAGGTAACTCATTAAATACTTCTTTGTTTTCAAACTCAGTGACATTGCATCCTATGAGATCACACACTTCCTGATTCATTTTTATAAGATCTACACCTGTTTTACAGAAATCGTAAGTTTCCTGATCTATAAGGGTTTTATTTCCTTTAGTCATAAGAAACTGCCAGTAGTTCATTGCTTCTGGTGTATATACTTTGTCTATTCTTTGCTGGTCAGTTTTCAAAGCCTGGTGAAGATTAATGTCTTTTAGTACATCTATTACAGCATCACTAAATTCATTAAATTCCCTTCTTTGATCACCATTAGCATGAAGTTCTGTTGCATGCCTATATACAGAATCAATCACTGTTCTTGTATTACCTGTAGGTAAATTGGTAGGGCTAATAATAAACTGGTCGTTAAACTTAGCTTCTTCTAGTAACAAAGCATGTATTACTTTACCATTTACTAAATAAGACTCTGTCTTTTCTTCCCGGTTGCCAAGGACATACATTTGATAGAAAGCTTGTGGGTTCCACAAAAGCTTATTCAAACTACTATACGAGAAGCTAAATGGTTTAGCATAAAAATCGGTTTCCATTAATTCTATAGACTGTGTCATGATTTCTTCTAGTTCCATATTTGTAATAATTTTAAAAATGTTCTAATTCTATATGCTGTTTCTTTGTCTTTTGTTAAAGCTTCCTCATATTCAAGGAATTCTATTAAGTTTTTAATACTAATCTTATCTATAAGATTGGTAATTTCTGTTTTGTCTGACATATTTGTCTAAGTTGTTTTCCTAAATCTGTATCATTAGAAAAGTGGTTAACTAATTCGTATATATCAAGTGATATTTCTTCACCTGATTTTTTTTCTAAAGCATCAGCTATTCTTTGAAGCTGATGGGCTATATTTGGTAATGTACCTTCTATAAGTTTTCTACCCATTAGGGTTTCATGTAGTTCAGGCATGTTATTCATTTATATTTAGATAAAAAATATCAATTTCTTCTTGACTTAGATCAGATAAAGGAAATTGAGTACCATGTTCATTTTCTACCATTACAGACTTAGACTCAAAGTTGTAAACTAGTCTTGCTCTATCTAGATTGTCTAATTCTATTTTTTCAGATTCTATAATTAAAGTACTTAGCCAATAGTTTGCTAAGTCTTCGTGTGTCATAACTTTACTCATACTTTATATAATTTATCAATTACTGCTTCAAATTCCCTTACTTTTTTAAGTCCTATTTTCTTAATAAGACTGCTAATATTTATAGTGGTTTCATCAAAATAAGCTTGTAATGCTTCCACTTCTTCATTAGTTAGTGTCATAATGTTTGTTTTATTAATGTATTTGTATGTTTAATTCATCAACTACCATCCATTGACAATTGTTCGAATTTAATCCTATTTCTGCAGAATCTATAAATTCTATACAATCTTGCCATATAGGTTCATCATATGGATATACATGTACTTCTGCAGTGTTAAAATCAAGAATTATTATCTTTTTCATCTCTTAAATGTTTAAATTGTTTCCAGTCTTCTTCTGGTAGGTATTCTATTAGATTTACATTAGGTAGGAACTTAAGTAGTTCTTCTATAGCTTCTACTTCACTACAGTGAATGTCTAATTCTATTTGTTTATATACAGTTTCTATAAGGTCCTGTTTATCTTTTGGACTTTTCATCTTGTGTTTTTTTATTGTGGCAGGTCTCACAAAGCACTTGTAGATTGTCTACTTCACAAAATAGTCTTTCTACAAAGCCTGGGAGGTCATTGGCACACTTTAAAGTGCCAGCAGGTATAATGTGGTCAACATTGATTTTCTTCTCAGGAAACCAGTTTAAACACTCTTTACACTGATATTCAAATTTCTGTCTCTTAAGAGGGCCTTTGTAAGTCCTACGAGCTTTCATTTTACATTGTGTAATAGGTTTCCAAAATCTTGATTTCTGTCTTAAAGCACTACGTATAAAAGACCAAAAGGCAGACTCTGTTAAAGTGCCTGCATTTCTGGTCTTGAGGGTTAGTACTCGTTTATTTTTAGCCATTGCTTAATTTTTTGTCTAAGATAGGAACTAATCTTATTAAAACCTCTTTAGCTCCATGATCTTTGATTGAATCAGATACATCCTTACTCATAGGTAGGACTGTAGTTTCTATAAATGGATACTTTTCTTTATAAGCCTGCATAGAAGCAATCCCTGCATCATCATAATCAAACAGCACTACAATCTTTTTGTACCTATTTTGGAGTTCATCCATTACATCTTGTTTAATCATAGTGTTTTCACTGTCAGGGGCAATAATGTCTACAGCAAGCTTTAGAGACTTGATGGCCATTACATCTTTAAGACTAGATGTGATAACTAAATTAGTATGATTATACAATTGTTCCCAGCCCTGAATATAGTTTGCAACTTTAATAAATTTCTTATCTAGTGTCTTAGGCTGGTATATTTTATAGAGAGTACCATCTGCTTTGAAATAACCATAGAGGTATAGACCTTTTATACAAAGGTTCTTATCGTCATTAGTCATACAATAACTTTCTAAAGGCTTTATATTGTGAGCCTCAAGTAGTTTAGATCCTATATTGAACTGTGTCCAAAAATACTGATCTTGTGTGGTCCAACCTCTAAATTTGTGACTGTTCACCTTGTATCTAGATGCTTTTTGAAAATCTTCAAGATTATAGCTTCCGTTATTATGAAGAACATAATCATTATAATTTTGAATAATTAACTGGACAGCTTGGTGAAATGAGAGTTGTTTTAAATCTTTTACTAAATCTACTGCACTGCCTCCTTTACCGGTAGAAAAATCTTTATACCTGTAGGTATTAGACCCATTGGTATAAATACACATGCTAGGAGTACGTTCTTTAGGATTAAATAAAGATTTGATTTTTATATCTTGTCCATTTAGCTTTTCTGTTATTTTACAAAAATGCTGAAATATCCAAGGAATTGGTACATCGTTTATATCGTGTACTAAGTTTTTTGTTTTAAACATATTGGCAAATTTAAAAAATAAAAGGGGGAATGTGGAAACATCCCCCCGAATTAAAAAACAAAAGTTTAAATCAAAACCTAAACATTGAAGTCATTATTTACTGGTTCAAAACCACTTACAGCTTTGGTAACAAATGGTGAAAAATGCCATTTATTTGTTTTATCAAAAGCAGGTAGTTTACTTTCGTCTTGAGAACAAAACTTATATCTTGGAAGAGATAATTTTACAATGATCTTTCCATTATACTCATCTTCTTTTCCAGAAAGAAAGAAATAAGCATCTTGACCTTTTAAAACGTCAACAGCTGCTGCTACCCATTCTTCAATAGAGGTAATTTTTTCATTCTTAGATAGGTTATCAATTTCCTTTCTAAGACCTAATTGATCAGAAATAACAATGATCTTACTCAAGATTTCATTCTTGTTAACATCATCACTATTAAAGTCAGAAATGTAAATACTAGCACTAACTCGTGCTGTTTGTCCTTTATACTTTTCACCTTCAGGATCTTCTCTGTCAATAGCCCAACCTTCAAAGCCTAGGATTGCTGGTCCTTCTAATGTGATTTCTAAAGCTTTCTTACCTGTTTTAGAGGTTCGAACTTGTGCACCATAAATGTGTGCAAATACTACTCCGGGTTCAAAGGATTTTCCTAATCCTCCTCCCTTGACATCTTGTCCTTCTGTTTTGAACATGTGTTTTGTGTTTTAAATTTTAAAAAATGAAATTAATTTTCATAATCTTTAATTGCTTTAGTAACAAGTTGCAAGTCATTAGCTACCTCTAAAGTAGGGAACATACCTCGTGGAGACTTACATGTATTTTCACCGTTAGTTTGGGTTTCAAATACATACCTAATCTCTCCGTCTTTGTTTCTCTTGGCTTTTCCAAACAAAACTATAGAAAATAGCCCTTCTAAAGTTAGTTTTTCATCAACCATTTTGCCAATAGTTTTAGCTTTAAACTTACGTTTACCTTCCATATCTGTTGCCTCTTCTGCATGAGTAAGAAAGAAGATGATAAGATCATCTCTCATGTCTTTAGGCATACGAGCAATTCTAGCTAGGTGGGCACCTATCTGTGTGAACTTCTCATACCCTTTCTCATTAGCTTTGTCAAAGAATTCAAAGGAACTCATGTACTGAAAGTCGTCTATGATTATGTTTTTGATCTCAGGACGTTTTTCACTAATGTATTTTATACATGCCTCAATATTTTCAGGACCTGATTTGTCATACATGTTACCTGTAGGATTGTCTTTACTCCAGATAGTGTACTTCTTTTTCCATCCTTTAAATGGTAGTGGCTTGTTAGCTACATTAATGATAAATGTCTCTTTGGGATCTAATGCCTCAATGCTGGTAGACTTTCCAGCACCGGACTCTGCAATAATTAATACTCCTTGTGCCATATGCTTATTTGTTTTTTATAAGGTCGTTCAACCAGCCTTTTGCACTTACTGGTCTATTTGAATGGATAGCATAATAATCTCTGATTGTTAACTCAGAGTATGGTGCATCTTCCATTGGTGCAGGAGCTTTAGGAATAGCCTCCTGTGCTTTTTGTGTAATCTTAAAAACAGATTGGTCATCATCTATCCCTGTAAAAGCTGCCATTTTACTTATAGCTACTGAGCTACGATGTACAACTTTTAACTCTTCAATAGGAACTAAATAAGAACCTTTTGCATTAAGCTCATACTCTTCTTCGAAAGAAGATGTAGGAGGAACTCTGTATACTTTTCTATCCGGATCTACAGCATTTAAATCTGAGTCTATAAGCTCAAAGAAAAATCCTTTTGTTTTTTTAAACTCTGATGGAAAGATCCCAACCACCAGTCTTCGTTGTTCATCATAGAACTGTGTCTTCATGTTGAAGTCATAAGCACTAATCTCTAAATCTGCAATTAACTCAGAGTTAAAATCTCTGATTTCCTTGAGTTTGTCGGCTTTGTACTTAGTCTTGTCAGCATCAGACATACTGTGCATAATTGACATAATGTGTAATTTTTGTTTTTGTGTTATGGAAATTGTTGTGTTGAATTGTTAAATCTGTTAGCTGTTCGTCTTTGAGGAGGTTGTCCTGTTGGATTCATAGCTGTTGGTTCCGGTACTTCTATCATTCTTTGCTTAGCAAACTCGGCTTTTAAAAATATCAAATTAACATCATCTGCACTATTTCTAGATTTTAGAATATGTCCAAAAATATCATCTGTTTTACAAGGATATTCTTTTCTGCCATAAAGCTCAATGTCAGCTTTGTATGGTCTAGTTAATACTAATACCATATCTGAACCCTGCATGAGAGCATCTCCACCAAATATGTCACTACTTGTTGGATAGTTTGCAATATTGCCTGGAATTTTTCTTATAGATTCATCAATACTTCTGTTAAGTTGAGAAATCATAAGTACTATAATCGGAAGTTTATTTTTTACCTTCATTAACATCTCTACAGTGTTGTAAAGTGTGGCAATCTTTTCTCTTTCAGCAGTATCTTTTTTAATTAACCAGCTATGATCAATAGTTACAACAAGAGGTTTACCACCTAGCCCGTTGTATCCAGCATAAATAGCTTCTTCCATTCCTCGTACTGTAAGAGGCTCATTAATTTGAGTTCTGTAATTACCAATATTTTGAAATATTCTACTATCGTCAAGATATTGTTTCATCATTTTAATAGCAAACTCGTCCACTTGTTTATGTGTACTTAATACTTGATTGTAATCAAGCCCTACTTGAGAAGCAAAGTCTCTAGATGCTGTTTGTCTAGCCCCCATTTCAAATTGAAACTCTAGGATATTAAAATCTTGTGTTGGATTTAGAAGCTTAGATTCTCTTAGTATTTGAGAAACAAACATTGTTTTACCAGACCCCGGTCTAGCTCCAATTGTAAGCATTGATCCCCACTCTAATCCTGCAACACCTGCATTATTCAAACCTGTCCACGGAAGCATTAATGATTTAATTTTTCCTGACCGTCTGTCTTCTATATATCTTAGACCTTCTTCTAAAATCTCTATGTAAGATTTTATACCAAACGGTCTATCTTTAAGGGGGAGTTTGAGAATATTCATTGTTATATAGACCCATTAAGAGTTTCTGAAAATAAAGTAGCCATATCAATTTTACCTTTACTATAAGCTACTTCAACTATTCTAGTAACAGCTATATTAAAGTTGTCAAAAGTAGTAGCTCTAATTTTTTCACTATTTGGAATAGCAACTGTACAACCTAAATAAAGGTCTTGGATTTCTTTAGAAAAATCTATCGTTGGTTCAGTCATTTAGCTTTAGTTTTTGCTTTGTAAATTTAAATAATTTAATCGAAACTATCAAAATAAGTTCAATAGCCATGTATCTCCAAAAAGACATTTTAACTAAGAAAAAATCTATTAATCTCCAGTTAATAAAACTAAAACATATTGATATTATTAGGGAATGAAATACTTTTTCTCTTATTGTCATTTTTCTTTTTTAATTGTTAGATAATATTTTTGGATTGTCAAGTATTTCTTGACAATAGTCAGCAAGCTTTGAGCTTACTTCTTTAGTTAAAGGATTGGTTTTCTTTATAAAATAGCTACTAGTGGCCATATACTGATAGTTCTTTTTACTAAAAACTTCATTATAATGATCTGTAGCATCTAGCACAAGATCCCAGTCATATTCGGGGTATGTCTTAAAGAACCAAACAAACTTGTCTTTTAATTCTTGATTAGATTGTCTAGCCAATTCCCCGGAAGGAAGTCTTTTACCTGGCCAGATTTCTCTGTACTCTTTAATTCGATCATTCATATCAGCTCCTAAAACTTCACTAGCTACTTTTCGTTTAGTCTTGATAAGAAAAGTCTCATATTCATCAAGTATAACAGCTGCTTTATTAGTTAAATTACCCTTATCGTCTATTAATCCTTTTGCTTGACACACTAAAGATTCAGCATCTTGATTAATTATGTTTGCAGGTCTTATTTTAGATCGGCAACAATCTAAAAAGTAAATTTGATTAGGACTCAAGTTCCACTTTATCAGTGTGTTCCAGTGTTGATGGCTCATGATGATCGTTTTTTAAAGTTTTAAGAATAGTGTTATACTTCATTTTAAAAATTTCATCTGTATCATATAAATTCTTAAATGTTGTAATGTTATGTATAACTGTTGTGTGGTCTCTTCCACCTAAGTACTGACCTACACGTTTTAGTGTATAGTTCATTGATCTTGCAATAAAAAAGAAAATACACCTTAATTCTACTAAACTTCTTGTTCTGTCTTTTGATCCTAATTTTATATCTCTACCACGTGTTTTTGGTAGAAATGGAGTAAAATAGTTCTCTAACTCATTAAGTGTTAATATAATAAGTCCATCGTTTGTCATCTCTTTGTCAGTAATAACTGTAGGTTTATAACCTATCTTTTCTTCAAATTTTAGAATAAACTCTTCAATGAGCTCTTGTTCTATCTTTTTTTTACAATCTGATGCCGTCATAACTTTTTTAGGTTTGTTCTTGAAAATTTTGTATATTATAGTGTGTAGAAAAGGGGATCAAAGTTACCTTTTTTCTATCAATCTATATGTATATATTTATAAATTTTTTTAATTTTTTTAGTAATGAGTGTACCTACTCCAAAAAATTCCATAGCTAACACATTGAAAATCTATGTTTTCCCAGCTTTAGTTACAATTCTAGCCACCCTTATTTGGAGGGATGTTACAGAAATGAGAACAGACGTTAAAATGTTATTGGCTCAGTCTAATGTAGATAAGACTGAAATTCAACAACTTAAACGTGATGTACAAATGCTTGATCATCAAGTATTTAAAATACCTGTATCTGTAGCAATGAATGATCAAGAAACAAAATCTAAAGATTATTTATATGCTGATAGGTATTTTAAACATGAAGAAATTTTTGATATAACTAAATATATACCCAAAATAGATTAACAATGGCACAGTATCCTCAAGGAATATTCCAAAGTCTTCAATGGCTTTTAAAGAAAGTTAAAACACTTTTCTTTACAACTAGACCAATATATGGGTCTTTTTACCATACTGTTCAACAAACAGCTGCCGTTATAAATACAGCATATCCAATGCAATTTGGAACTACAGATGTATCCAATGGTATAAGTGTTGTAACTAATGGTACAGGTCTTAGTAGAATCACTGTAGATACCACTGCAAAATATCTTATTACAGTATCTGCTCAAGTATGGGAAAATACAGTAACAACAGCTCAAACAGTAGATATTTGGCTTAGAGTGAATGGTGTTAATATTGCTAACTCAAATAGAAAAGTTGAAGTGCAAGGTGTTGTAAACTTTGTATTGTTTACTAACACATGGACTGTAAATATTCCAGCTAATCAATATGTAGAAATTATGTGGGCTACTAACTCAACAGCTGTTGAATTAAGATATGATGCTATTAGTGCTCCTCATACAGCTACTCCATCTACTATGGCTACTATTCATAAAATAAGTAACTAATATGACAGCTAAAATTAGAGATATTAAAAAGAGAAAATTATCTCATCATAAGACTACATTTAGTATGAAGTCTTACTGGGCTCCTACTCCTAAGAAAGTTAGAAAAATAGGTGATAGCTTACTTGGTATATTTTCTATTACATCCATGTCATCAATGTTTATGGATAATAAGACTTTAGCTATTATCTCACTTATAGTGGGTGTAATAGGTAAAGTGTTGACTAACTTTTTTTCAGAGGAACCTGTTTACATACAAGAAGGAGAAAAAAACTATGAATAGTGAATTCTTAAAAAAGAACTTTATAAACATTGTTGTACTTACATTACTAATAATAGTGCTTTTACAAACTTGTAACAAGCATGATAAAGTTGTGGATGGTCCTAAAATCATTAGAGATACTACTTGGGTTATTAAAGATTCTACAATTAACAGCAAACCTCAGATTTTTAAGACTGAAGCTTATGGTATTCCTATTGATCGATGGAACACTGAATATCTTCCGGATACTAATTATGATAAGCTTATAAAACAATATGAACTTTTAGTTAGAGAACTTTTAGCTAAGAATATATCATCTGATAGTATCAAAATAGATTCAATAGGTCATGTTTATATTATAGATACTGTAAGTAAAAATATGATTACAGGAAGAAGTACTCATTATAATCTTAAATATCCAATTATAACTAATACTGTAATAGTTCCTGAAAAAAAGAAATTGCAGATTTATGTAGGTGGAGGATTGCAAGGACAAAAGGATGAACTAATAAATCAAATAAATGCTGGTCTTTTATTAAAGACTAAAAAAGATCAAATATATGGAGGTTATTTCGGGATTAACCCTTCCGGTCAATTTCAATTTGGAATACAAACTTATTGGAAGATAAAACTACATAAATGATAAGAATTAATAACGATTGTATAGACTTAATTAAATCTTTTGAAGGTTTATTTTTAAGTGCTTATCATGGTAAAAAAGATAAACCAGGAATAGATACAATAGGATATGGTACAATCAAGTATCCTCCTACATATCTTGGTGGTAAAATGGTAAAGCTTGGTGATCCTAATATAACAGAGGCTCAAGCTTTTGAATTTCTTAAATGGGAGGTTGAAAAAATGTTACCTCAAATTGATTTACTTGTAAGAGATGATTTAACTGTTAATCAGTTTAATGCTCTTACTAGCTTTTGTTATAATCTTGGTACTGGAGCATTAAAAATGTCTAATCTTAGAAAAAAGATAAATGTTACTCCTAATGATCCAGGTATAAGAGCTGAATTTATGAAATGGACATGTTCTAATGGAGAATGTGGTATTAAAGGTCTTATTAGACGTAGAAAAGCTGAAGCTGATTTATACTTTAAATAAGCATAAATGAAAAAAAATTTAATTATACTGGCAGTATTATCACTAATATACTTACTGGCAGGATGCATCTAATAAATATTTAAACAATGGCAAAAGGTAAATCACTAGGAGATACTAGAAAAGTAAGTTTTGGTAAAAGGAAAAAAGGTAATGCTAAAAAAGCATTTAATAAACATACTCCTAGACCAAAGGCATACGTAGGACAAGGACGTTAACCCTCTATATACATCCTATCCTGTAGAACTACCCTCTCTGCTACAGGATGAAAAAGTAAGGGCCCTACACTATATAGGGCCCTCATTTTTTTTATATTATTTCACCGTGTTCATTCACTTTACTTATTGACTGACCATTAAAGACTACAGCTTGACCTTTGTTAGCATATTCCTTAATAACTTCAGTATTGAAATAATTGAACCTAGCTCCTTCTACACCAATAAAGAAAGCTTTATCAGAATAAATGGAACAGCTATCTTCTGCATCTGTAATAACTAATGCATTAACACCATTCTTTTCTATACTTCTAATAGCTTCATCAATAGTAGTACCACCTCCACAATCTAGCATAGATATAGATATAATATCATTCTTGTATTTTTTCACTCTATTATCAAACTTGTATATGTCATTCAACATATCCATACCTTTGAGTTTAGCAGCAAATGCTTTACAGAAATCTATTTTACTTATACTTTGTCCATTACTATTTTGTGCACCACAATTAGAAGACATAGATCCTGATACATCTATATAGAGATCTATCTTACCTACTTTCTTGGTGTTCTTCACCTGCAAATCTTCAGCAAAAATCTTTCTAAGTTTAGGATGCAGGAGTTCATAATCCTCTAGACCGGCTATGTTATCACTATTGAACAAGTCTTCATACTCAGTGGTTTGATTAGAACTAAAATAACTAACAGATTTATCTAGTAGTTTCTTAATCTTTTCTTTCAAACTTCCCATAGAGAGATTGATATTCTCAAGTCTGGCTGCTATTTGTCTCATGAAGTCAGGACTAAGTTTACCTGCCATTCCTCCATCACCGTCTGGTTTATTAGCATTCTCAAACATTTGATCTTGAACATCTCCGTCCATAGCATCATCCATTTGTTTACACAATTCCTGGGCTTTCTGCATAGCATCCTCTAGCATATTCTTACCCTGTGTGCTGTCCATCATATCCTGCATAGCTTTGTCTACACCATCATTATCAAAATCAGACCCACCATTCAATCCATTCTTAATGTCTTCAGATGCATTAGGATCTACAAAATCCATAATAGTCATACGGGTGATAAAATAAGATAGGATGTTACGTGCATAAATAGCAGACTTTAGATTGCTATGTTCTGACATAATTTTACCTACAGGGTTATTAGCCCTTTCTAAGAATTTAAACTTAGTGTGGTTCTTCTCATCCCTGTCTTCAAAATCAAGCTTATCTATGGGATTATAATACATCTTGAAGATGTCTTTAGCCATATGTTTAGGAAATTTTCTATAGTTATCCTGAAACTTTTGATAGAATGCTTGTTGATAAGGTTGTTGTTTTGGATCAATCTTTTTAAAGTCAGTAGTCTTAGCAAACTTACTATAGTTTTCTTGCACTGCTTTAATATCTTTCATATGAGTGTCCATAATATTCTCAAGCCTCCATTCATCTATATAATGCATATAGGGCTTGATAAGATCTGGCTTCTTATAAAAATTTATTTTTCCAAATAAACCTTCATCATCTTTATAATAGGATTTGATTTCTCCTTTCTTTACTTTCTCAAGAATGGTGTATACATTCTTATAATTTTTAGGACTTGCCATAATTAATTGATTTAAAAATAAACCCCCTGGTGTAGAAACACCAGGGGTAAATTTAAAATATACAAAATGAAAACTAAAACGGATTTGTGTCTTCTACCATATTGTCAAACTCTTCTGATGTTTGATAGTCAGCACGAGCTGGATGGTTCTGAAGAATAAACTGCATAGTAGATTCTATTTCTTCCACTTGACCTGTATCCATTACACCTCTAGAAGCATATGTATTAATCAAGCTTTCTATCTCAGCCACTGCAAGCTCTAAGGCTTCATTGTTGCTGTGAGAATGTAACATCTCCACCTTGGACATAACAGCCTTAATCTCTGGACTCATCAATTTGTTCTGCAGCTCTGAACCGGCAGATTGACTAATCATAATTTGTGCTGTTTTTACAAGAGCTTTATCTACACTAATGTCCCATACATAAGATACAGCTTTAGTAAGCCTTGGTACAAAAGTTAGAGTACGATCTGAACTATGCTGATAGCCTACTTCCAAATACTTGTCTAATTTGTTAGAAGGTATTTCTACAGTGTCTAACTCTGCTTGATTAGGAATACCAATCTTAAAGCTCTCTCTGTAGTTACGTGCTCCTTTTGCATAATATTTAGATATATCACCTGCAGACACTCTGTTTACAGTCATCTTTAACATAAATCTGTCCCAGAACGGAGAGTCTTTCTCATCTTTAGGTATTTCATTACATGTAGCAATAAATAACTTCCATTTACATGGGATTTTATTCTTACCATTAAATAAGAACTTCTCGTTCATTACACCTAGCATTGCATTTCTAATTGCACTAGATGCTTTATCTACCTCGTTGATTATTACAATGTCAGCTTCTGCTACAGGAGCATTTACTTCATATGTATTCTGAGTGAATAACTTACCTAAGTCAGGCATACCTTTAATCTCTGATGCTTTAGTGCCCTCATCAGTTTCTAAGATGTACATTTTGTTTTGAAAATCTTCTGCAGTCATCTTACCATCCTTGTTCAACCATGCCTTAGCATATTCTATAATAGTTTTTGTTTTTGCTACACCTGGCTCACCTATTAGTAATAGTGGTAATCCTGTAGCTTCTGCTAATGCTAGCATCTTAAATACTTCTTCCTTGTTAATTAAGGAAGTTTCAATGTGACGTACTTCTTGTGTGGTTCTTTTTGTAATTGACTTGGTCTTTGCCATGTTTAGGGGTTTTGTTGTTATTGGTTGTTGTATACTTGGTTGCTGTGCAGGTGTTGTTTTTCCAGCACTAGGGTCTGGTACCCATCTCTGGACACCTGCACTATTAGCTGCTACTTTCCACCATCTTCCATCATTACCTACTGCTTGTGTACCTACAGCAAATGCTGTAGCACTATGTGATGGACTAGGTCTTAATGTTTTTGCCATGTCTATGATTGGTTGATTAAAGGTTGGCAAAGATGTCTGCAGCTGAATCCACTGTTGTTTCGTTACTGCCCACTGCCACCACTGGTTGTTCAACTGGATTGTCTGTCCTATTAGAAATGGATCCTTTGGTACTAATGGTGTTATCATTCTTAGTGTCGTCTATAATGTTAAAGATTGTAATACTAGTCTCTGCATCTTTTAATGCTGGATGTTTTCTAATAGCCATAATCTGTGGAGCTGTTGCACCATACTTAGTTTCTATACTTCCATATCCAAGATCATCTTTCTTGAACCATGTTAAACCTTCGTTAAGGTCATTTACTAATTGTGTAACTGTTAAGTCTACTTTGTTGATTGCCATTTTACCAATTGATTTTAAATGATGGACCATTTTGTCCGTTAATAATTTTGTTAATTTCATTAAACATGTCACTGCAATCCCATGCTGTTTTTGTATAAGCAGCTGAAGCTGGGTGACTCACTTTGACTATATAATGATGTTCACCAATCATACTTTCAAGTTCTTGGGCTTGTTTACCCATTAGGACAAATATCAATCCACTATCTGTATAGTTTAATATGTCCATAGTGTATGCTATAAACTCTTGCCATATTGCATAGTGTGATCCAACTTTATCTACTTGGCAGGTGAGGGCTGAATTTAATAACAGCACTCCCTGGTTTGCCCATCTGGTAAGATTTGGGTCTTGATAAGTTGGAAATTCTTGATGTATTGTAACTTCTATAGCATCAAATATATTCTTGAGACTAGGTTGTGGTTTCATTGTATTACTACATGAGAAAGCAAGCCCGTCTGCCACACCCAAATGAGGGTATGGGTCTTGTCCAATCATAATAACTTTTAGTTTATTATGTGGACATTCTTCAAATGCTCTAAACACTTGTTTTAGAGGAGGAGTAAATCTTTTACCATCTTCTCTTAATCTATATAGCTCAGCTAGTATTTTATCAAAATCAGAGCTTTGCACAAAACCTTTAAGCTTGTCAGCCCAGCCTGAAGGTCTCAATCTCTCTACTAGCTTGAGTTTTATCTCTTCTAAGTTTATCTGTTCTGTCACAAAAACTATATTAAATTTGTTACGAAATGATTTTACTGAAGAGGAAAATTAACTTCTTCTCCAATTTCTATTGCTGCTTGTATAGCTAGGGATAATTCGTCCCTAGAACAGTCTCCAAAACTTTTAGCTAGAAAATATTCTTTACCTGCAACTTCTCTAGATATGCAAAGCCCAGCCCTATCTTTTACCAGTAATTTCATATTTTCCACTGTTTCACCAATGTGCATGGATAAATGCTTAAGCATTACATGAAGTTTAGCAAGCTGTGGAAGTGTTCCATCATCATGCTGCAGCTCATAAAAGAATTCTACTATAGCTCCATCTGTTAGTTTAGAAACAAACTTTTCATATTGTTTCATGTCTGCCAGAGATATTGGTTTAAGAAGACCTCTTTCTTTTTTATATTTACCGTTTAAATGATTCATACGTCAAAGAATTTAATTTTTTTATCGTCAAGATCCTTAAGTGCTTCTTCCACCCATTTCTCATCTACTGTGTCTTTGTAACAAAGAATGTGTACAATAGCTGTTTCTGTAGGATTAAGCCTTAATAATCTTCCTATACGTTGATTACTCTTACGTTCATTACCATATGCATGCATAATTATACCTGCTCTTAGATTTGGAATATTTACACCTTCATTCAATTGCATTACACAACTAAGCTTAGTGATATGATCATTACCAAAAAGATCTAAGTTACCTTCAGAATCAGGATTTTTAGAATGGTATGAGTGTTCACATATTCTATCTGCCTGGTCCTGGGTATTACAAAATATTATACATTTGTCTTCTATATCATTTAGAAGATTTTTCCCGTATGCTTCTTTAGTTTTGAAATCCATCATAGCTCTCATTCTCATTACAGAACTTATCTGTCTTTGTTTGGGAGAGTTAGCTTCATAAACTCTTTCAGTCCAGTATGCATAGTTTTTCATTTCAGAAGTCCAAAACTCTTTGTCTTTAAGTTGTACTCTTATGTTGTTACTATTGGAAAGACTCATCTTATGTACTATAATTCTATAGTCGTTAAGAATTTCATCATCAACAGCATCATCTGTAATGTAAGTAAACTTCATTGGACAAAATTGATTAACCATTCTACCTTTTTCTGAATCAGCATATCTAGGTGGTGTACCGGTAAGACCTAATAGTCTTCCTGAAAATCCTTCTAAAAATTGCACATGGTTAGTCAATAAGCTATGACATTCATCTAATATTACTACATCGTAGTCGTAATTATTATGTTTATTTAAGGATAGGTATGTAGTAAATTCTATACCCTCTATACCGATATTAAATTTTTTAGCATCATTTTTCCAAGATTCAAATATAGAGAGCTTCGGTGCTACTACTAGCACACGAAGCTTCCCCATATTCTTCCCCTGTAAATGATTTAAATAATTAAGACCGATAAGAGTTTTACCAACACCCATAGATATCCCTAATCCACATCTGTTATTGTTCAATGCTACATTTAGAGCATCTTTTTGGATTTGGTCTCTTTTACTCATTAGTCAAATACTCTTTGTACTGTGTTATCAAAAGGATTAAACTCCACTTGATTATATGACTTGTACTTCCCTTTAGGAAATACCATTTTATCATGTTCGTCATGAGTGAGTATACCCATATCTTTCAGCATAAAAGTTATGCTGTCTGTATTTTCTATGTATTCCATGTCTTTTTTAGACTCTAGAATGTGCTTATGTCCAATGATTTCTCCTTCACCCAGGACAATACGTTTACTTTTTTTCATGTTTGTAAAAATTGGTTTTATATTTATGATAAGAAATTTTAATTAATGGAGTCCATCTCCATCCTTTGTAATATATTCTCCTGGCTATTAAATAACCATTTTTTAAGGACATGAATTTATAATAGTTCCACTTAGTGAAACTAATAAAATAGAATGATTTCATTGGAATAGGTTAGTAAAAATTAATTAATCATCTAAATCGTCTGCATCTTCATTTTGGAATAGCACTTCCACACTTCTAAGTGTTCCATCATCCATGTAATGTGCAATCACTGGATACATACCATCTCCAAATGCTGTACTAAATGCTACACCTGCTCCTACATGTCCAAGGTTAAAATTAAGTTCACCATGTCCATCTTCAGATAGTGTGGCTTTAGCACATGCATTATAACTAAATGGATTAATAGCTTTTTTAGTATCAGGAAGTTCTTCCCATTCTCCAGTAGCTATTAGTTCATTCATATTCTTTCCACCATATATTTCTATAGGTTCTGCATAGTTTCCAAAGTCTATTCTATAAGTAAGCTTATTCTTTGTGTCTTTGTGTTGGTAAGCTCTAAAGTCTTCAAAGTCTTCCTTCACCCATTGACTGTCTATATAACATGGGTCACATAATAGGAGTTGACCTGAATCAACTCCTACATGACCAATTAGTTTTGTACTCATA